ATGGGGACACTCTTCTCCCCCTTGTCTCACCAGCAACTATACTGGTGAGGCCCACCCGAACTTGATGTCGACGGATTCGGGACGTCCATGACGTTCTAAGTGCTTTTTATCAAAAATGGGATCGCTCCCATCTTTGAGAAAGTACTTCAGTAACGCTCCAGGGCCATCGAGTTTTGACGGCCGAGGTTTCGGTTTAACTACAAAGCCCTTGACAAGAGGACGATGCAGGTGCTTGCAGACTTTCTGGGTTTGGAAACCGAGGAAGCTGAAACGACCGAGTACTGGAGATCTTTCAAGGACGACTGGAAAGTTGGCTATTCTCTCCATATAGTCATCCAGGAATCCAGCAGTTTTCCAAAGACCCGCTTTATAAAAGCGGTTTCTAAGGGCTACTGTCGAAATGATCTCTTGAACATCACTACGCAGTGAGGGTAACATACGTCGGACGTACGTAACTGATACGTCTTGTCCGTCGTAGTAATCCTTCCCGCAAGACTCTCTGAACTTACCAGTCCAGAAGGACTTGCTAGCGTTCACTTTTAGGCCAAAAGCTTCCAAGCGATCGACTGCGTAACTCACCATATTTACGGGTACAATGATATCGTCTCCGTAAACACGCACCTGGCCAACGAAACGACGAATGTCGCTGTTGGAAAGTCGCCGATTAAGCATCGTGCTAAAGGCGTCCAATAGAATCGTTAGGAAAGTCATCGACTCTACCGGAAAGCACAAGGCTGAACCCATAGACGCGAACTTGGACATAGATATAATACCATGTCCAGGAACGTCTGCTCTTGTAGATCGACAGTTATCAACCGCACTGGCTAAATGCGGATGGTACCTGAAGAGCTGCATAGCGAGCAGATTGGAAACACGGTCACTAGCATCTTTTAGATCGAGAGTCGCGAGACTCCCGTCGAGAGATCCCTTACGGGCAAGTTCTTGATTCGGAACTTGGTCAGTAAAACCGATGGAACCGTCTAGGAAGTCACTCCTTTCTAGTCCATCAACGAATTCACGGAGCAAGGACTGCTGGGCATATTGCATGCACAACGGCTCAAGCGCAATGATTCG